AAAGCCAAAATTTATCAGAGTATGACTCATCCAACTAAAATGGATGCAGACAATTCTCCCTTAAATGAGGTTATGGCAAGTTATAAAGATGATGAAGAGTATAAAGTGAGGTTACACACTCTACACGTAGTGACAAAAGGTTTCACGGATTTTAGTAAATTAGCTAGTAGCGGTAAGAAAGCTGCAGTTAAAGATTTAGAAGAAGTGTTAAGACAAACAGGGTCTGGAGTTTCAGGTGGCAGTGTTATTACTGCTGCAGGAGGAGGAAAGACAAGTAGAGAAATAGCTGAAGCTTTAAAGAATATCAACTTTTAAATAATTATTAATTAACAAAAAACAAATAAATGGCAACTAGAATATCCCCATTACAAATGACGGATGCTACTACATGGAAAGGTTTGACTACAGAGAATCACTTAGGTGCAATCTGGCAAGCAGCTCCACAAAAAGTATCTGACATGATTATGAATGTTCAGCAAAACTATTTTGGAAATAACATTGATAGTGTACTATCTATGTATCCTGCCTTAGAATTAGATGACGATACAGATTTTGTATGGGATTTACAATCACAAGGATTAGACAACATTGAACTAGTAGAATGTAGAATTGACGGTTCTGCAATTACACCTGCAGATGAGCCAGGTAAGAACTTCAGTACATTTGAATTAGTATTCCCTAAGAACTGGTTCTCTGACACACAACGTATTGTTGGTGAATTGAATGAGATTTATCCAGTATTAGTAGTTTCTACTGCTAGTGAAGGAATGAATACTGTTTACACTTGTAGAATGGATACAGGTGATGCTAACTTGTTCCTTCCTTATGAAGAAGCAGTAGCTGGTAAACGTTACTCAGGTGAGTTCTCTCCAGTAGAAAGAACTATGTCTAGAAAAGGTAGAGAGATTAACTACAAATCTCATATCTCAATGAGACAATCTTTCTCACAAATACGTATCCAAAAGAAAACTCCTGGAAACATGAGTGGAAAGAAAATGGGTTCTTATTTCAAAGATGACTCAGGTAAGGTAGTTAAGTTCTGGCAACATTATGAATCATTTATGTTTGATAATGAGTTCCGTGAAGACATTAACAAATTGTATATGTTTGGAACATCTAACAGAAGTGCTGATGGACAATACAGAATTAAAGGTGAATCAGGTTACTCTATTACAGAGGGAGCAGGAATTCGTCAACAAATGGAAGCAGCTAATAGCTCTTTCTACAATGTATTTGATATCAATGATTTGTCTTCAAGACTTTTGGATTTATCTGAAGGTAAGTTGAAAACAGATGAAAGACAGTTTGTACTACGTACAGGAGAAAGAGGAGCTTATGAGTTCCACAAATCTCTAGAGAACTATTCTCAATTGTTTACACCTCTATTGAACCAAGATAGAATGTACAAAGTTTCTCAATCTGGATTCCAAATGGGATTAGGATATGGTGGACAGTTCATTGAATATTTAGGACCAAACAACATTAAGGTTAACCTTTCTGTGGATTCTATGTATGATGACAGAAATCGTAATAAACTTGCACATCCTAATGGTGGAGTAGTTGAGTCTTACAGATATGATATCATGGATATCGGAACATCTGCAGGAGCACCTAACATCCAGAAGTGTAAAGTAAAAGGTCAACCTATTGTACACAAGTACATCCCAGGTTTGAGAAATCCTTTTGCACCAGATGCACAATTCTCAGCAATAGGTACTGCTGAAGATGCATGGGAAGAGCACAAGTTCTATTGTGGAGCTGCTATAGTAAGAGACCCTTCTCGTACTGCTAGCTTTATTCACAACATGCAAGCTGGTTACTATTCATCATTTGCATAGTATAAAGTAGATTAAATATACTGAGGGCTTAGTTTTGAAGCTGAGCCCTCTTTTTTAAAAATAAACAATTCATAAAGAGAGAGATGGAAGAAACAAAGACAGCTAAAAAAGCTAAAAAATTCACAGGGGAAGACAGAGTAGTTATTGTTAAACCTGTATTAAGAGCTAGAAACCCTTTAGTAAGTGACCCAGAACATGAGGCATTTTACTTATTTGGAAGTAGCACAATTACTTATTGTTTACCTGTTGATAACAGGAATAACTTGATTAAACCTTTCCTCCCAGGAGATGAAGGTAAAGCAGAACAGGAATGGTTAGAGTATGAATTAGACTTAGACCTGAACTGGCACAAGAACAAAGACAATGAGTGGCACAAGTTAAAAGTTAAACTAGGTAAAGAGCCAGTTAAACTTAATTTAAGAAGCCCAAAAGATTATATGTTATACATAATCTTAAGAGCTAACACATTATTCATTGCTCCAGATGGAGATTCAATGTTAAAAAGAAAGACATACAGATATGCATTAGTTTCAGAAGAATATGAAATTAATAAAGCTGTAAGTGAAGGAGATAAAGAAATGGAAGCATTTATGGCTTTAGGGAAACTTAAAGATGATAAAGAAGCTATGGTTAATTTCCTTAAAGTATATGGTAAAAAGGTAGCAGCAGTGTCTAAACCTTCTTTCTTATTCTCAGAAATTAGAAAAATCATCGCAGATGATATTGATGGTTTCTTGAATGTAGTAGAAAACAAAGACGCTTTTGATATGAAGTTACTTATCTCTGATGCTGTTGAAGCAGGAGTAGTAATTAAACAAGGAAGAAAGTATTCTTTACCAGGAGGTGACCCTCTATGTGGAGAAGCTGATGTAGCTACTATTGATGTTGCAGTTGATTATTTATTATCACCAGCACAACAAGATTTATTATTAAGTATTAAAGCAAGAGTTAAAAACGCTAAATAGATATGACTGCAGTTGAAATGGACCAGGAATTTTTAGTCCTGTATGATAAACTTACAAATTTTGATGCTCCTGGATATTCAGAGCTAGAAAGAAGTATCCTTTTAACTAAAGCTCAAGAAAGAGTAGTTTTTGCACATTATAATCCTCTAGCAAACAAGTTCCATGAGGGATTTGAAGAAACAGAAGCTAGAAGAAAAGATTTACAAGAGTTAGTAAAGGGGGTTACTATTACTGCCCCCTCTGCAACTCAAACTAATGCATTACCTAACGGAGTGTTTTATGATTTACCTACAGATTGTTTATACGCAATTTCAGAAGAAGTTACTTTAACTTCAACAGATGCTTGTATTGATGGTCAAAGAATAAGAGTAAAGCCTATTACACACGATGAGTATAGTATTAATATTAAGAATCCATTTAAAAAACCTAATAACACGGAATATATTTGGAGACTTGATTACCAAGATAGGAAGCATGAGTTAATTACAGCAGTAGCGACTACTGTAAGTGCATATCATCTACGTTACATTAAAAACTTACAGCCTATTATACTAGGAAGTAATACAGTTGATGGTGTAGCTGGCCCATTAGATTCAGAGTTAAATATTATTTTGCATAAGAGAATAGTAGATGAAGCTGTTAAAATAGCCACAGGTGTAACAGACCCAGCATCTTATCAATTAAAAAGTATAGAGCAACAAGAAGGCGAATCATAATTATTAACTAAAACAAAGAAAAAAAATGGCAACATTTGGTCAAAGTGACATCCAACTCTTACAAATTGGACAGGCAGCTACTAAAACAACTGGTGGTGTGTCAACTCTAAATGACGGAGAAATTGGATTATTTACTCCAGCAGGAACTAGACTTACAGAAGCATCAGCAGCAACTGCTACTGAATTTCGTATTGTAAAGAAAACACCAGCAGGAATTATTTTAGACTCTGGTATCATCAAAAAATCTTCTATTGTTAAAGCAACAGCAACTGTATTTGTAGCAAGTGCAGACCAAGTAACTGCTTTAGGATATGACGGAACTTCAGGTTCTATTGATGTAACCAATGACAATGAGTACCACGTAAGAATTAATATGCGTGAAGGAAGAACATCTAACCACGGTGGTCTTTATTTAAAGCATGGATTCTACAAATCTGATTTAACTGCTACTCAAGCAGAGATTGCGTCTAACTTAGGTGAAAACTTAATTAACGAATTCTCTAAAGAAGCAGACCAGAAAGTAAAAGTATCTATCCTTTGTGATAATGCAGGTGCTGCATTAGGTGTAGGTCCAGCTACATTATCTTACGCAGAAGGTTCTCACTACTTAGTAGCTAGTTTAACTACTCACACATTAGTACCAGGAGACTTTGTAAGAATTGGAACAGCAGTAACTGATTCAGTTTATGAAGTAGTATCTGTAAATGGTGTAAACATCAAAGTGAGACAAAGAATTACTAATGTTTCTGCAACAGCAGTAGCAGGAGAAGTAATTGTTGCAGCTACAGCAGCTACAGCTAACTTTGGTATTAAATTAGAAGGTGTAGCGTTACCACATAGAACTGGTAAACTTCACGCTGATTTACAACCAGTAATCTTTGATGTAACTGTTGAAGGATTTGGAGTTACTCCTAATCAAGTAGTTACTGCAGCAACTGCAGGTAACGGAACAGAAAAGCAAGTGAAGGAATTAGAATTCTTCTGTCAAGGTAATGAAGGTGACTTCCTAAGAATGGGAGAACCAAATATCTTTGATTTAAGAAGTGAAGCTTCAGGTGACTATGAGTTTATTGACATCATGACAGAAGAGACTTCTAGTAAGTCTATTGTTAATGGTCCAATCTACAAAAGATTTACCTTAGCTATCCCAGAGACTACTCCTAACTATGCAATTGCAGGTACTGCAGATGACATCACTGATGTTCTTGAAGTATTAGCTTTTGGTTCAGCAACAGGTGCATTAGCACTATAGTAGTATTATTAATCAACAAACTAAAGGGGAGGACTTATATCCTTCCCTTTTTTTGTTTAAACTAAAAAATTAAATGGCATTAACCGATTTAGAATTAGCTTTACAAGTATGTGTTACTACTAACTGTACTACTTTAGCCTTAAAAGACACAGTTGGAGTACATTCAGCTACTAATACAGGAGGATGGGGAGTAGCTACTATATCTCCAGGAGATGTAGATAATGCTTCTTTAGAAATTACAGACCCAGCAGGGACAGTAACTACTGTAGATATTACTTCTGTAGTTACAGCCTTAACTATTACTGGAAATGATAGCTTAGGAGACTACTTAAACTACACTGTAGATGGAGAGTATAAAATTAAACTTACTCTTACAGTTGGAGGAGATACAAAAAATTTCTATCTTTGTAACTACTTGTTGTGTAAAGTTAGGTGTTGTGTAGATACTCTTTGGGGTAACTTTGCATCTGATACAGTAAGTTCAGATTGTGGATGTACATCATCTACCCTTCAACAAAAAGCATTAAATGCTGAAGCAATATTCAAAGCATTATGTGCATCAGCAGCTTGTAGTAATACAGTTACTAGAGATGCTCTACTTAAAAAGTTACAAAGAGTTTGTAATTTAGAAAAATGTAATTGTAATTAATATGTGTGATTGTAATGAGTGTTTTGACACTTCAAATATAACAATACCTGTAGGTCCTCAAGGAGTACAAGGAGTACAAGGTGAAACAGGAGATACTGGCCCTACTGGGCCTACTGGAGCAACAGGTGCAACAGGTACTTCTTCCTTTGAAACTTTTATAGACTTAAGTGCTGCTGGAAGTTTTACTGGAACAGAGACATTAATAACAGGAGCTACATATACTTTTCCAACTTCAGGGAATGTACAAATAGTCATAGATGGTTCTTTGTACTTAAGAGCAGCTACGCCTTCTGCAGCTACCATAATGAATTGGTATTTAGATACAGTAGAGAAACAAACTAAAACTATTATAAAAACTACAGCTACTACTATGGTTGGTAATGTTTTTCCAAGTTTTACTTGGAGAGGAGCAGTAACTGCAGGACAGGTTTTACAGGTAAGAGGTGTATTAGGTACAGGGTCTGCTGAATGTACCGTAGACAATCTTTCTATACTAATTAATAAAGAAGTATAATGACACAAACCCAGCTAAATAATTGGTTGTACTACCTACAATGTAAGTATTCTACTTGGGCTACTAGTTTCAATAACTCTTTGTCTTATGGTACTTGTATAGACAGCTTCATAGAAAACAACATAACAATATCCAATCTATTTGGTCCACTACATAGATATGTACCTTTTACTTCTACTGTAACTAATGCTTTCTCTATTACTATAGCTGAGGTTATTACTCCTGCTAATGTATCTATAGCTTTTACTTTAGATGGGTATACTATAACTTATACAGGAGTAAATGATACAGAGTCTATATTAACTTACATAGTAGCAGAGATTAATACTAATGTACCTACGTATACTACAATTGTAGATGGCAGTACTATTTACTTATACTCTTATGACACAGGAGAAAGTTTCAGTATACCTACTATAACTTACTCAGACACTACACTAGGTTTAGAGGAGGAGTCTTTGGTTATTAGTACTGATACTTTAGAGGAGGATTTAGATATACTTTTAAATAAATGGAATTGCTTGACTTTAGAAGAGGTATGTGCAATTAAAAATAAACTCAATTCTCTACTAGGGAATTGCAATTGTTAAACAAATAAATAATAAATATATGCCGTTAACTACTAAAAACCTCCCTGAAATAGGGGCTTTAAATGGTATTGACTACTTTAGAGTAGGCTATAAAGGAAAAGATTACAACTTAAGCAGTAAAGAATTTACTAAGTACCTTTTAACAGATGCACAAGTAGGTGCAGGAGCTAGTGGGTATTCCCATACTGGGGCTTTTGCAGGTAAACCGTTGGATAACAACTATGTATGGGAGGGTAAAGAAGGCATTAGTTACACTGGAACTGATGTACAAAACGGTACATACAAAATATTTAATTTAGACAGAAATGTACATTTAACAATTGACCAGCCTTATTGGACTAACCCAGTTCCAGGAGACCCTACAGATATAGGTTTATTTGCAGGAGAGTATTTACCTACAGGTGTTACTAATTTATTTGATTTTGATTATAACTATGATACTGAAAATACAGGTATAACACATCAATACTACGCTTTAAATGAAGGTACAGAAACAGGTCATGAAGGTACTGTAGGTAGAATTGATTTATCACAATGTAAAGTAGGTGATTTATTAAAAGTAAGATTTGAATTTAACGTAGTGCCTCAAATAGCAAACACAACTATAGAGCCAGCTTTATGGTACTCTAATAGAAATGCAAATGATGAAATTACATTTACATTTGCACTAGAAACTTCACCTATATTTTACGGTACAGGTACAGTAGGGAAAATATATCACCAAAGGGTAGAGATATCAGCATGGATAGCATCTACTGAAGATTTAAACGCATTGTTATTACCATCAATAAAGGCAGATAATCAAATAATAATACAACCAATAGGAATGTTGGTACAAATAATTAGATAACTATGGCAATTAGAATAGAAAGAAACGAAGCAGGTAACTGTATTAACTTCCACGGTGCAAGTAATCCAACATATTGGAATGCTTGTTTAAGCGGAGAAATTGACCCAGACTTTCCTACTACAGTAAATGTATTAAATGATATTATTTCTGCACAAACAGGTATTAAGGAGTATGAATACTTTAGAATTGAATATACAGAGTTTGTTGATAAAGAAGGTAATGCTTTTGTAGATGCTCAAGCTTGTGCTGATTACATTACACTAAAAGCTAACGTAGTTGGTTTATCAGGTGAAGGTATTGATTTAACAGGAGAAACAGTTTGTTTTTCTTTAGACGCTACAAGTACTTCAATAATGCTAGATACAGGTCATGCTTATGGAGTAAATACTATCAAAGCTATACCACATTCAGATGGTACAGTTCACATTGTATCTAATGATGGTGCTGATGATATTACTTATTTTCACCACTTAGATGTTGCTAATACTTGTGTAAGCGGTAGTGCAGTTAGTGGAGGTTTAAATGACGTTGTTAATACATTAAATGAGCTATTCACAGTAGGAGCTTTTGAAAGTATAGTAATAGCTGACCCATATAGCACAATGGTAGCTGATGTAAGTGGTGTTGATACAACTACTTCTTATGTAGGTTATGGAGTTGACCCAATTGGTGCTGATGTATATGGCAGTACAAACTCAAATTCACAAAATGGATATAAGACAGTAGAAACTATAGACCAAGCTGGTGAATATTTCACATTTGATATTAGAGTAGAGGGTACAATAGGCTTTGGTTTAGTACATTCTCAAGCTTCTTATGATGGTAATTACTACAGTGGTAATGCAAATTATGCAGACCCTACTAGATTTGGTGTAGGCAATTCAGGTCATGACGGTTATCAATTTTCACATTGGTTTCACCCAACTCCTAATGGTTCTTGGACAAACTACGGTGCTAACACTGGTTATTCAATGAGAGCTGGATGGTCTAACTTTAATGGTACTCAAGAGCAGACAGATTGGTTAGCTGGCAACCCTATAAAAGTAAGAGTAGGAATTGACAGTAATAGCTTTATCTCTATCGAAACACTAAGAAATGGTACTGATTGGGTTGTTCACGCAAGAACTTCTTATCCTATTGTTGATGGAGCTGGATTTCACTTGGGAATTAAAACTAACGATACAGGAGCTAGAGTTCACACTTTACCAAAAGTACACAAGTTAGAAGTGGATGACACACCTACTGCTATTGGAGACAGTAACATAACACTACTAGGAGATGCTCTTGGTACTTTAGCTGCTGGGATAGCAACTGCTTCAGGTACTAATACAGACAATGGGTTTATAACTGAGGAAGGACTTAGTGCATCTGGTGAGTACTTTGAATTTGAAGTAAACTTAGGGTCAAACCATACAGTTTCTTTAGTTGATGCAGATACACATTCAGTTGCAACTATTGCTGCTGACACTTCTGCTGACTTAATAAATACATATTCTTACTTTGGACAACCTATTAATAATTTGGGTGTTGTAACTTTAGGTCATCACAATTGGTCAGGGCTTCCTGCTACTGTAGGTAACAGGTTTGTAGCAACCCACTTTAGAATAGGTTTTGACAATCAAGGTAAACTCACAGTATGGAGTTCTACAGACGGGGTTAATTTTATTGTAAGTAAGCATTTGTCTTCTGCTGCTATTGATGGAGATTACAGGCTTATGTATATAGGCAGAGATGCAGGAGCTACATTTGAAACCTTGGCAAAAGGACAATTATCTCAAGCACCTACTATGTATTTTAGATACATTGAAAGTCCTGATGATATTTTCCATTATCCTCTTTTTGCTACTGAAGAAGAAGCTAATTACTTTGATTTACAAAATGGTGGTACAGGTACAAGTTCAACTAATGTATATCCAGATGAGCCTACTTTTGCTCAATGGTTTGAGCCTACAAATGGTCATACCCATAATGGAACGGTAGCACCTACAAGTGCAATATTGTTTGAAGGGAATCCTATAAATTGGACTGAGATAACTTCTCAAGTTGATGCTGATTTAGCACCACCATCTTTCTTAGATTGGAACTTGACTATTAGTGAGTTAAGTGCTGTTAATATAGCAGTAGCTCCAGCAGATGCAAGTTTTACAACTACAATAACAGATGTTAATGGGTCAGGTTTAACTTTATTAGGACTAAACATAGAAGGTACTGCTCCAGAAGTTGCAGGGGATTACAATACTAATCCTACTGATGTTTACACTCTTACAGTAACAAGAACTAACTCTTATGGTTCAACTTCAGCTACAATAACTTTAACAGTAGCTAACTTGACTGCTCCAATTACTGCAATTAGTGGATTTAATCATGAAGCTGCCTCTACAGCTATGATTGATTCTGACACTATGGATGATGGCTCTGTAACCCATGTTAATAATACAGTTGCAGATGGTGAAAGATTTATAATTGAGAAAGCTTATGTTGAAACTAACATATTACCTAGCTTAAGTGCTACAAATGATAAGTATATTATTGGTTTAGCTAATGACCCTCATGATTTTAGTACTTTAGAATTATCTGATTTTGATACAGCAATTGTTTGGGAATATGAAACAGCAAGCTCTCATACTTTTAAATTCTACAGAGATGGTGTAGTTCAGCAAAATATTGTAATTAACTCAATGACTCAAGCTTTTTATGACTATGCTATTGAAGTAAATGGTACTAGTGCTTGGTTAATTGCTTGTAGCTTAAATAACATAATGAACAATGCAAGTCCTGCTGATGGTGGTGTTTTCTCCAATACTTATGAAGCTACTTCTATTGAAGAAACAGCACCAGTTAAGATTCATATGGCTACTTTAAATACTAGCGGTGATATTAGTACTACTGATATTGAGACTATTACAACTCCTACACCAGCTCCAACCATATTAACTCCTTGGAATAAGGCAATAGATTTTAGTGGTAGTAATGAATACTTGAAGCAAGTTGCAAGTAATAATGTTTATAACAATCCATTAAGAATGGGTGGCTTAGGAGTAACTGTAGCAGCTAATAGTGATAGCTCTAAGACTAGTAACGCTAGTAATGCAAGACCTTGGGCAACTGCTATTGTAGTCTCATCTGATGGTAACAACTCTAATCAACACATATGGAATAGTGGTGAAGGAGCTGGTAATGGAGATGATAATATGTACCTTAGAACAGACCAGTTTGGTGCGTTGATATTCGGATGGGGTCGTGAAGGTGCTGGCTATAACGAGCACCTGATTCTCTCAAATATGGGTACTGCTTACTACGGTATTTATATTGCACATAGTGGAGCTAGATTCAACTCATCTGATGCTACAGCTGCTAACTTGACAGCTAACTTCCGCTTTAAGGTGATGTTCTATTCTGGTGGTAGTTGGATATTCAACCCCAACCCTACCTTTGGTGGGCAAGGTACATGGTTTAATACAGGTGCTAGGATGGATAGATATATTAGTGGTGACTTTACA